GCTTCAGGACTGTATTTCAAATCAGGTGTACGCAAAGAATCGAGACGGGCCTGATTACCAAGAGCCTTCATATGGTTAGCATAAGCGGCATAGGTCTGCTCTATTTCAGAGGGGTTCTGACTCATAAGTTCACGTGCATCTTTGACGGTGTTCATCTCGTAATCTTTCTGGGTCCGCTTCTTATACCCTACGGTCTCCCATACTTCTTTTCCACTACCGGGATCATAGTAATAATGTCCCTGGGTATCCTTCTTGATGGACCCGTCATATGTCTTCGTGACATCCTTACCGTCCTTATCCTTCATCCAAGTGGACTTGTGTGGCTTACCATTCTTGTCATACCATTGGTAACCTTCAGGTGCAGGCACTCTTACTTTCTTTCGATCTGCTTCCATGGTTTGACTAGGTGCAAGGAAGATACGCTCACCTGTAATAGGATCAATCTTTGAGCGCATAGACCTAGCATCAACTTCAACTGGGTGCTTTGCTCTTGAAAGTAAGGAAGATGCACCATGCGAACCATCCGGATTTGACTGGTACTTCTGCTTTAATTCTGCAATGCCATAGTCTTCAGCAGCTGCTTTGTAGTTAAGTTCATGTTTCTTAGCGTCAATAACAACCATAGAATATCGAACCGCTCTACTCAGCTCCATCTCATCACTGCAACCCTTAGCGTACATGTCGGTGATCAGATTGGAAACCACTCCCATTTCAATACCCTTTTCTTTATCGGATTTGAAATACTTGTATGTGGGTTTACCATTAGCATCCACCATCTTAGAGAACCGTGGATTCTTAATACCATATTCAGCAGTAGGATCGAAGCCTTCAAGACCAGGAAGTGATGGTGCAGACTTGATAGAGACAACCTTATCAAACTCGCCCTTTGAGTTCTTTCTTGTCATAGGGATAACAATTGCTGTATCACCATCGAAGTCAGCTCCGGAAAGTTTATCAGCGGTTGACTTTGTAATACCAATAGCATCAGGAGCATTCTTCATAAATGAATTAGCTTCTTTATTGTTGTTATTCACAGTACGAATTGGTATCTCAAATGGACCTGCATGCGGGAATCGAACCAAAGCTACAGTTGTGCCATTCGGAAGTGACGGACAATAGCATTCTGTATCCTTTAAAGACGGAACAGGAATCAATACTTTAACACCCTGACCAGCAATTGGTGCTGCTTTTAGATCACATGCTGCACCATTACATTCATCACCAAACTTCTCAAGCAGTTTCTTTCGAACGACTGGGTTATTGTAGCTTAGAATATCGTTGTATTCATCTTCCTTTGCTGCAATTGCCAGTTTCAACTGTTTTTGAACAAGAGGTAATGACTGTTTTGCTAGGAACTGTGCCGGTAAGTTTTTACTCCAAGCGTTCCATGCACCTTCTTTATGAGCGTCATTAGCATTTGGAGCCGAAGAGCCAACAATATTAATTGCCGAGCGCTTTCTTTCTCCCGTTTTTGGATCTGTATACTCTGTCTGAACAACAGAAGCACCAAACATATTCGATGCGATGGTTCCATCTTTATTCATCTGAATATCTTTTAGTGCTTTCTTCATTCCATCTTTTTCAGACTTGTTTGAGTTAACACAAATATCAACGTTCTCTGGCAAATCTGTGTTGTAAACAGCCATTCCTTTAATGTATTTAATACCTAAAGGATTATCTTCTGTGACGCATTCCTTTCCGCCGTTAACAGCAATACGAACCTGAGCGTATTTAGCATTGCCTAAAGAAAGATCCGGACTAGCAGAAACAAGATTTCCATTCTCATCTCTGGTTGCCCGGATCTGAATCAGACCATCACGCTGTGTGCCGCCCTGCTCGTCATATATAATTTTGATTCGCTTAGGATCAATCTTCGGAGGATCTCCTAAACCTTTCTTAGTAAGTACTGACTCTATTCCATCTGGATCATCAACCAACTTAATATCATCCATATGGCGATAAATTGGAGGCTTATTCTCAGATCCAGGAGGGCACAGAACTTTGAATATTGTTTCATTTGCCCCGTTTGAACCAACCTGTTTTAAACGAGCTTCCTGCGTTGTATATCCTTCTGTTTTTAGCATCTCAACTGCAGTTTTCAAGCCATCAGGAGAAATGTTCAAAGAAAGTTCAGTACCTTTACCAATATCAATGTAACCTTTTTCTTCCGATGCTTTACGCAGCTTATTTGCAACGTCAGTAACTTTGTTTGGATTACCATTCTGGCCTGTAGCTAAAATAGAACGAACAGACGATTCGTTCTTGCCAATGATTCTACCAATTTCACTTGGATTATATGGCTTTCCAGTTGCAGGATTTGTATGCATGGTGTACCAAAGACATTCTGCATACTCATCTTTCTTTTTGTTGTTAACTGCGATCTGTTTTTGTGCCCGCAGTTTAGAAGTAGATCCTTTTGGAGCACCCGTTTCCGGATCTGTAATAACTTTTCCACTATTATCGTACTGATAATATCCAAGCATTGCAGCGATCTGTGCTTCTGAAGCGTCAGGATTTGCTTCTTTAAGTTTATTAATTCTGGATATCAAATCCCAATCATGTTGATGCTGTCTATTTCCACTTCCAAAGGGATATCTGCCAGAACCTCTTCCCGGAGGATTCTCATCGTGTGCTACACCAGTATGCTCAAGAGCATCTAGAATAATCTGAGAATATAAATCTACATCAAGCATGTTTTATACCTCCACATAGTTATTCTTTACATACTTTGTAAGCTCTACAGCTCTTGACATAACCGGTAAAATATCTGGCGCTTTTGGAAGACCAGTTAAGATTTCACCATTCTGGTAGATGCACAATATAACAGAAGCATCTTTTGGATTAATGTGATATTCCAAGAAGAAATAAGCAGCATACTCGACCAACTGATCAAGTGATGCTGCCATTTTTCCTGTCTTTAAATCATGAATTCGAAGCTCATGTTTTACTGGATTATATCGAATACAATCTGCTGTTCCGAAAGCAATTGGATAGTTATAAACAATCGGTTGCTCTGGTAACATATCAAAACCAATTGCATCTTTGATGTAAGGTACGACTGTATCCAAATATAATTCAGGTGTGTTTAACTTATTTGGAATATTTGCTTGCCATAATGCATCATAGATACGATCTGCTACCTTTGTTTTTGTAACAGACTTTTTCTGCAATATCATTCTTGCCGCTTCTGCATGAATGATGGTTCCAATCTGTGCTGCATACTTTGAACGAATAATATTGTCCAACTGTTCTGGCGTTAGCTCGCTTCTAGAAAGCAACTTTTGAGAAGGCGCAAATATTGCATGCTGTCCCTCTTTAATTTCGGGATGATTATTAAAATGAAAATTTTTCAAATCAAAACCTCCCTCAATTCTGCTATGACAATATCTTCGTTTTCTGGATACACAAAGGCTGCATAAGACCACTCATTAAACTTATGAATATAATAATCTTGATTTGGTCTATGATTTGCAGATTGACTCTCTTTGCATTCCAGCATGGCGTAATGGTTTTTGTAAAATATCACAAGATCTGGTATTCCTTGAATGTATTTTGGATCTTGTTTCTCAATAACGCATCCTGGAAACTCTTTCTTGAGACGCCTGATTAGTTTAGCTTGAAACTGACTCTCTAATTTACTCAAAACCGTTCCTTTCCAAAATAAAAAAGAGAAGGAAATATTTCCCTTCTCTCTCTATTAAAGGGTATGAATTTAACACGTTCAGATGGGGACAAATTGATTAGCTCTTAAAATATCAAGATCCTGTGGTAAATGAGCTAAACAATATTCTCTTGACCATTGCGAAGCTATTTTTACTTCTGAATCCGTCATCCAACAAAGATTCTCTACTGCATTATTGCAAGGGTTTCGATCGATATGAAAAACGCGATTATAATATGAACTATTGTTTTTAATAAAAGCTTTGGCAACTAATCGACCAACGTCCTCATGAATATAATTTAGCTTGACTCTTGCATGCCCGTTCGAATAGTCTTGTTGAAGTTCTATAATTTTGTATTGCGTTCCATCAATTAATTTCATTGCAAAAACTTGGCCAGTAGCTGAAACACAATATCCAGGATGTTCTTTGATTAGTTTTAAACAATTCATAAGCCAAGAAAACTCCTTTCATTAAAGTCTCGTTTTTCATGTAATGCTCTTGCAATGGCAAGATCTATGGGAGCTGTAGATTGCAAATAGTAGTAATAAAGAATATCAAATGGCGAATTCGTTCTATCGATTCGTCCTTCTGCTTGCGTTATAGCTTTGTAAGAGTAGCTGAGCGAATAGAATATAATTGTGTCTGTTGTAATGCAGTTCCAACCTTCTGAAGCTGCTGTGTACTGACAGAGATATACCCATTTCTTTGAAGTCGGCACTTCACTATGAACTTCTCCATTCCACTCACCAATATCAAATTTCATTTCTGTTGCAATTTGTCTTAGAATATTTAATTCTGGAGTATAGTTGTAAAATATAATTACTTTTGGATGATCACAAAGAAGGACTTTCAAAGCGTTAATTCTATCCTCATCTTCATTAACTACTCTTCTCAAGAGATAACAAAGTTTACCAGTTTCTTCGATTGGTTTATTCTCAAATACATCCCAACGATCTCTAAATACCTTTTTGTATTTGATTCTGTCATACATGCAAGTAAGCTTTTTCTTTTCTTTCTTAATCTTTCGATGCCCTCGCATGTGAACTAAGACTTGATTGCGTTGGGATACGAGTTCATATTCATCGACATATCGATCTATAACTGGAAAGTTCATATATGGTTTATAGATCACATGCTTCATATTGAACTCTGTACGATTCTTATAAAAACCATTTGCAATAAAGACAGGAATATAATCTTTCCAAGTGTCTCCGGGCGTTGCAGAAAGGAGAATCCAATGGTTTTTCTTTGTAATCTTTAAGAACGATTTTACCCATGCTCCACTGCCTACAACCCGTTGCTCATCAAATATAAAAAAGTTTCCATAGACATTCTGATACTTTTTAATATTGTTCCAAGAATCAATTACAACGGTTTTAAATCGAAATGGTTTTGCTTCTGCTTCCCATTCTTTCGAATCTCTTTTCTTTGCGGTAGTAATGATGTAAATATCTTTTCCTTTTTCCTTTTGATTCGCATATGCAAGTGCTGTTCTCGACTTACCAGTTCCAACAGCACCATTTAGGATGCAACCATTGTGCATTTTTCGAATTGCGTCTTTTTGTTCAGGATATAATTCGATCATATAGTGCTCTTTATCCCTCCTCTCTTAAGAAAAAAGAAAACCTCTGAATTCATCAAGAACTCAGAGGCTTGCATAACTTTGAAATATAATACTATTTATTTGACTTCTGCTAAGAAATTAGGTCCAACCATAATGGGATCGTATGATTTAGTAACGGTGCCACAAAGACCAATATTCGGTAATCCAAAAAGAGCGAATGTTGGATTGACTGGCCAGCAATTGGAAAAGAAATAGATTCCACTTACTGCATTACCGGACATCATTACTCCGATACCATTTTTAAGACTAATTGTCACTGGCTTATTATTCAGCATATGATGCTCAAGGACTGGTGACATATTCAACACAACCGATTCATATTGCTTTACAGTTGTATAATCAAATATCTGAATTGGAGTTTTTGATGGCATATATGGTAGCTGACCCAAAGCTTTGCCAGTAGTTAAATAATAATTATAAAGATCTTCATCTTTACAAAAACCCTTTGGCGACTGTGCAAAAGATAGCATCACATTTGGATACATCTTCTTGTAATAGATTGGATCAAATAATCCGTCATCACTCATATACTTAAGAGAAAACGATGGCTGTGCATATACAGTTACTGTAGGCGTTGTAGGAAGTGTTGCTGCATGTGCAGCGGTCGGAATCCCAATGGATATCAATAAAACAGATGCAATAAGTGTTAAATATTTTTTAATAGTTTTCATAATAATACACCCTCCATTTGTATTATATAACTATGCTAATTAATCTGCACCATATATCTTATATTCTTATACTTTCAGTTTTCAATCTTGTATCGTCTTCTGCCTGTTTCTGTTCCAAAGACAGATTTGAGAATTGACAGTCAGCACCACAAGCGGCATAACCGGCAATATCAACCCAATTATCAAGCTTTGCCACTCCAGTTATGTTGCGTCCAACTTTGAAAAGAATCATCATGTTTGCGACATCGCTGGTCAATAAGGGCCTACTAAGGTAAGCGGACCACAGTCGAGCAATTCTTTCGAAGCTATCTTCAGGACTTCCGTACTGTTTGTCTCGATCGCCACAAACAGCATACTTTGCATCATCTAAAACTGTTTCTCTTACTGTTTCCATAGTTATTCTCCTCCATAGAATTTACAATGTGCGCAATCTCCATCGCAGTCTTCACAGTGCGGCTTTGAGTAAGAGCTATGTGCGACCAATATGACAAAAAGAATATCAATTAAAATATTTAGTGCTATTAAAGCGACTATGATTAAAACCACATTCAATTCAATCAAAAGCTCCCAGTTGAACCAAATCCACCATTACCACGATCTGTATCAGAAATATCATTTACTTCCTCAAGTGAAGAGATTAAATATGGCTGAACAATAAGCTGTGCAACTCTTTCACCATAGGATATCAATTTCTTTTCTTTAGAATCGTTGTGGAGGGGAACAATAATCTCTCCTCGATAATCCGAGTCAATAATTCCAACACAATTTGCCGGCCTTAGTCCTTCTTTTGTGGCTAATCCAGACCTTGCGTATTCTCCGCCAAAATATCCTGCTGGAATCTCCATTGCAACTCCAGTATGAATCTTAATTGTTTCACCGGGATTAATAGAAATCGTGTCTATAGAATATAAATCATAACCTGCAGATCCAGCAGAACCAATTGTAGGAGTAATTGCAGATTCGCTTAATTTTTTAAATCGTATTATCATCTTCTATTTCCTTCACCCAACATAAAGCTTTATACTTCCGAAGCTCTTTTCGGTAATAATTACAGCGAGTTGACCACTCTTGTTCTAATGTTGTAAGAACGGCACGCTCCTCATAAACTTTAATTGCATTCTCAATTAACACGCCAACAGCAATACCAATAAGCATACAAATTTCGCATAAAATATAATTCATAGTTTTATCTCCTACCAACCAAAACGAACACCAGACATTGCTCTTACAGGCTTACAATGCAGTGGATAATCTGTTCCTGGAATACATTCTTCTTTTGTACGGGCAGCTTTAGAATAATAATTAAAACCTGTGGAAAAACATTCTTTACAATAACTGTCCAGTATCAAACCATCCTTACGAATATTTTCCTTATAGCGTTTACAATCTTTATTGGTGCAATATTTCATAACTCTCCCTTTTTAATGCCAAAAATAATTAAGAGGTTCATCCAGAACACTCGCTATTTTTACAAGAAGTTCCCTTGGCGGCATATTACCGTTCTCAATCTGACTAATGTAAGACTGAGATACTCCTACCTTTTTCGCCAGTTCTCTTTGAGTATAATCTTTATATTGCCTACTTCAAATCCAATGGGTGGTAATATCATACAAAAACCTCCTATAAATTAGTAAAAGAAAAGAGAGCCTTAGAACTATTTGTTCCAAGACTCTCTATCAGATATGGTGTTTCGATATGACTTAGATATGCCAATAGACATGACTGCCGTCTATATCGGTCAACCCCCTTTCATTAGAGGCGATGATTTTTATGCGAATATACTACTTAGAATGGCACATCTTCATCATCTCCATCAGGAAGGTTCGGATCAAGACCTTCTTTATCCATTAGAGCATCATACTTGGCAGAGATGGGATCAAGGTGTTCCTTAAAAACTCCAAGATTAAGATACAACGATGCTGAATCATACTTGCGATAAAAGTTTATAACCATATCGCAGTTCTCAATAAACATCCCGTCAATTTTTCCATAAGACTCAGGAGACAAATCCTGAAGCTGACCAGAACTCTTTACAATCTGAATCTTTGGAGGACGATTGCTCGTTTCAGTATTAACGTTTACCTTAACAAAATGAATTGGAGGTTCTCCCTCTTCAGGATTGCCTCCGAATTCTTTTACATTGCATCCATTTTCAGTAAAGAAATCAAGATATTCATCAGAAACTTTAAGATTAAAATTTCTCTTCCCCTTTGAATTTACAACCTGTCCAGTCTTTGGATTTCTCTTTTCAACACCTCCAAAATTTCTGAACGAACCTCCAAGAATATCTTCATTCTTAGCACCCTCAATAATGAGATCTCTACCTGACATATAAACCTTCATTTTCTCGCTCCTTTTCATTTCAATATAATTTCTTCATCAGTTCCAACAGGAATAGAATCTAATTGGAATTCTGGTGAATTCATATAATGACTAAAGTCATCTTGCCCGGAAACAAACCATTCGTAATTGCCAAAGTTATTAATTTCAGCAATTGCATCATCACACTTTTTCTGATAATAAGACTTATCAATATCATCTTCTAAGTGCAATATTTTTACCTGGTCTGATTCCATCCATAAATATCCTTTTGTTCCAGTTGCTGCATATCGTTTGCCATTATTCACACGATATAATATTGAACCGCCTTTCTTCATCGGTGTGAACTGGCCAACACGTCCTACGAACTCATCAAGTTCATTCTCTGTACCTTCATTTTTAACAAGATGAAGTGCACCTTCTTTAACAGAAATCGTTTCGCAGAAATCATCAAATATAATTGATTCATGTGTGAATAACGACTTGAACACATATGGAACAGCAAAGTATTTGCCAGTTGCTTCCCACACCATTGGTGATTCTGGATCGTCAGTATCATGAAGACCAATGAACTGGGCGTTATCTTTGAGACAGATACGATTCCAAGTATGTTCGATCTCATATGTATATCCATACTTAGACCCAAAATTATCAATGAAGTTAAGAACCTCATCAGTTGGATTAGCGATCTTGATAGAATCTGTTTTGATGTGAATGACAGTAAATCCCTTTGCTTCTACTTCATCTTGCAGCATCTTCATAACAAGCGCCCCACGAAGAGCGACAATGTTATTAATGTTTCTCTTATCTTTTGCTACGAAATAATCACTAGGACTTGAGGTCATTCCATAGAAAGAATTGAGAATCAATTTCAATGCCTTGGACAAAGCTTTAGCAGATTTCTTATCACCCAAATACTTCGCAAGTTTACCATCAAACATAGATTTAACTTTGTCATAATCTCCATGTTTAATTGCAATTCTTGCTTCCATCAAATCGTTATAGTTCTTTGTGTAATCTCCAAATAGATGGAGTTCTTTAATAGAGTGCGGATGCATGGAAGCAACATCTTTTGTTACTGCTCTTCCATACATTCCATGATTTGCATACACATATCCGCCACGTCCGACATCAACACCACGGAACATATTATGAAGCGTTCCATCTTTGAATCGTACAAGATGATAACCTGGAAAATGATTAACGTTCTTAGGTTTAACGCCAGTCCAGTCATCTCCGAGTTTCTCATACTCATCTTCCGATATAATTGGCATCTGAAAGTCTTCAGTGGTGTATTGCTTACCAGTTGTAAAGTCTGTATAAGTAAGAACAGGATGCTTATTACCTTCAAATACAAACTTTGTAGACATGGAATTAATGGTGTCGTTGACTGTCCCACCAGAAATATCAGCTAGCATTTCAATTGCAACAAAATCTTCATAGCATCCATCGAATGTTATTTCAGTACTAATAACATCATTGTCACAATATTCTGCTACTTTAGTCCAATCTTTCATTGGAACTGGTAAGTACCACGGCTGATTCCATTCGACATGTTCCGCACCAAACTGGATTTCATACTTCTTTAAACTCTGCTTGGTTGTTGCAAAGTTTAAAACATCAGCATAGGAAAGATTATATGCTGGTCCAAATCTGGCGTTCTTTGATGCTTCAGAATCCTTACTTACAAGCTTTTGGCTAAGGCTATAAAGTTCTTCACTTGTATAGCCTTGAGACCTTGCATAAAGCATGTGATTGTCATATTTACGATTATTAAATCCAATAATCCTGTACTTAAACAGACCTTCGATTTCCTCAGGTGTTGGATTTATCATTCGTACAACAGTTTTCGCATGCTCTTTTGGAACAACTTTGCCGTTATCATCAAACTTATAAGGTTCATCATCACGATACTTCCAGTTAACAAGAAAAAGAGCTGGAGTATCTTTCGGAATGTTCTCCGGAATTTCTACCCCAGCTTCTTTTGCCTGT